GAGCCACTAACTTTATATTCTAACTCTCTTAATGATCCGCCGTTAGTCCTTGCTATAAATCCAGTAGCAGAACCTTCACTATCGTCATCCCCTGTAATAGAGCTTGTCTGCGAAACCGTAACCAAGTCTCTTGCAAAGTCTGTCTCAAAATACCCTAAGCCATATCCGGGCTGTACCGTAGCCACGCCGGTTGCAAAAGTTAATGTCCCATTCGTTACGCTACCCCCAGTAGTAGAAACATCACTTCCACCGGGGCCGTCACCTAGCTCAAAAGAGGTGCTACTTGTTACAGACTTCACAAATGAGTTCGCAGGTATTCCTGTTCCAGTAACAGTCATCCCAAGAACAATTCTAGTATTTGCATCGTGTGCAATCGTAGGGTCATTATTGTAGTCACAAGTCGCATCTGTAAAGGAAGTAGAATAAGAGGCAACTTTATTATTACTACTATCCTTCATGCTGTAAAATGGCTGTATACCACCATATACATTGAACATGACAGCCCTAGCCGCACCTACCTCATTGTCAGCAATGTCAGCAATGTCCTTAACGGTGTTTAATCCACCGCTAAAGTCATTTAATTGGTACAGTCTTTTAGGCACTACTTACCTTTGAATAATCCCTCTATAACGTCTGTTACAACGTCTACCATCTTTTCAAAAAAGATCTGTTCTTTTTCTTCAGATACGAAAGGGATGTCAATCTTTTTGTTGATTGCAGTAGCAATACTCTCTGACATCTCATCTGATGCAAGGTGATTGATTGCTTCTTCTTTCATCTTGTCTGCCTGCTCTTCTGCAAGCTTGACTAGCATTGATTTAATATCCATTTTATTTTCCTTTTTTTATGTTCATTATCAATAATATTATAGAAAGCAGTGCAACCACTACCTGTAATAATTCATGTACTTGTGTCAGACCAATCGCATAGTTACTAAAACTTATTGCGGCTATCTTTAAACTGTCCATCTCTAATGCTTTCCATTAATCCTAGAAAGACTACCATCTATTCTAGAAACCTGATTATCTAAGTCGTTAATACTAGCTGTCATAGCATCAAACTTACGATCTAATTTATCATCTGATTGATTCCATCTAGCAATTAGTTTTATTATCATCCCTTCCATATTCTCAAGAGTTTCAGACTGCCCCCTGTTCTCTACCTTCAAAGCTTCTAATTCTTCTTGTTGCTTTGCTGATTTATTAGACATGGATATAACTAGATATACAAACATGGCACCGACCACTCCGATCATTCCCGCTTCGCCATATACTGCCATAAAATCCATTACGTCTCCGCTATTATTATAAAAGGGTTAAACTCTTTATTTTCCCAAAAACAAATAGTTAATTCGTGTAGTTCATCAACTGATAAATCCAATGTATAAATTAACATTATCATTTTTTCTTCTTTTTGCCCCAACTAAATGGGTTTAGATTTAGTTCTTTTTCGTAAAAAGCTACTTTCTCTGCTAATTCTTCCCTTTCCATTCTTTCTTCAACAATGTGTTTGCTAAGAAGGTTTTCAATTTGCTTATCCGCAGTTGCCACCTTATCCTCCAACGACTTGATACGACTCTCAACCTGCCAATAACCATAGACCAATATTGCCACGAGAACACATCCCTGAGCAAGCCATTTAAGATTAATAGATACAATGGCATTATCATCAAGAACGGTAGCACGATAGCTTCTGGCGGTATCCGGCTTTCCACTCATTTCACCACATCTTCTAATTGATGATGTATCCAACACCAATTAGATTCTTCATACACCCTTCCATGATAGTAATGCAAGACCGAATCAATCCCCATTACTTCTATAAAAACTGTATTTGTAACTGTATCCTGAGGTGTGATTTGGTAACTTCCTACGCTCCACCCGTGACTGCATCCTCCTGTCATAACTATACACAACAGGAGTCCCATAACTCGTACTAACAACTTCATAACCCTTTTTAATTACTTTTTTTATTACTTGACTCATAGCACCATCCACCATGCCATTGCAGTTTCCACTACAATATCAGCAAGCGTATTGTATGCCCACTTCTTTTTACTACCATAAGGCCTCCAGTTTTCTATGTAATACTCAAAAACTTCCCATAAAACACCTACAATCAATACACCCATAACACACCAGAAATCACTCCAATTCAACCATTGAAATACCTTGCATAAAAAAGCACCAGCGGCTATATGATACGATGTCCAACTATCTAGCTGACCTGTTCTTTGTTGCCATGCTACTAATTTGGCTATGGGGTTATTCATTACTTAGAACCAAAGACCTTTGAGAAAAAACCTTTTTTCTTTTTCTTGCCCTTACCTTTTATCTTTTTGCCCTTCTTCTTTTTCTTCTTTACTTCTTCGCTCATTGTCAACTGATCGCACTGAAGAGAATCAGAGGGAGTTGCACTCACAAAGGAGAAAGCCATTAAAAAAGCCATTATCTTTTTCATGTCTATACCTTTATATGTTTTGAGACTTCTTCATCTCCAGCCATCATTGGAACTATCCTAGACAACAGCTCTGATTTGCTTTCTGAGCTAGAGTATGAAATACCTCGTTTATCGTAAAAATCTTGTATCTCTTCTTTTGTATTATCCATTGTAGGATAATCAGACTGAGATGTAGCGACACCATTAATAAGTTGATGGTGTCCAACCACCAACCTACCATGACCACCACCATGACTATCGTCACACTCATCAACATAAGCCTGTTCAATCGTTGCCCAACTATCGCTTCTTTGAACAACCTCGCCATCTACTACTAAAAAATATTTATATCTAGAAGGATAAGTCAGGGTCTCAGTCGTACCATCTGGGTATGTCTTTGTCCTAGTAGCACCGGGAGTCGTGTTTTTATACAATCGTAAATAATGACCCTGAGAACTTTTCCTTATAAGCATTATTTATTATAACTCTCCCATACAACTAAGTATGTTAATAATGCAGATGCAATAAGTATCATTGATAGCAACATCATTCTTCTTCTTTAACCTCTTCAGATTCTAATGACTCTTTTAACATCTTAACAAATGCATCGTGACCTACTCTAAGTTGGTCTGCAATAAAACCATTAGATGCCTGTTTGTTTTGTATGTCGTTTATATGATTTACCATCATCTTCTGTTCGTCAGTTAAGTCCTCAATGATATACTCTACACCATCAAGATTAATAACTGGCTTTTCTTTTTTTTCTTTAGCCATTATGTGACTCCTTGTTTAGTTAATTATTTCTTTTCTAATTCTTCTACTCTTGCAGATAATTCTTGTACAGCCTTTATTAAAGGCATTACAAATTTTCCATATGCTAATTTTTGTTTGGTATTAATTCCTTCTCCCCATCCACTAAATTCAACATTCATTTCGTTCATTACTTCTTTTACTTCTTGGGCAATTAAACCATCCCAAGTTTTACCACTTGATTTTTTAGACGGATTTTTAATACCAAATTCTTTTGGATACTGAGAAGAAGGTTTTGTTTGATAAGTAATAGGTCGAAGTTTGTTAATAAACTCTAATCCCAATTTTGTATCTTTAATGTTTTTCTTAGTTCTTACATCAGATGTAACAGTTATATCTCCACCATCTAAATCATAAGTCATAGAATTAGTATCATTACCAATTTCTACAACATTATCACTTGCAGTATTTAAAGATAAACCTGATCCAATAACAATACAACCTGACCTACTATTTGCATCTACATCTGCATCATGTCCAATAATTGTATTAGTTCCACCTGTGGTTAAAATATTTCCAGCTTGAAATCCAACTGCCGTATTTCCAGCTCCAGATGTCAATGCAGACCCAGCCGCATACCCAACAGCAACTGTTCCGTCAGCGGCGGCAGTCATAGCACCAGCACCAGCTTGTGAACCAACAATTACTGTCTGATCTACTAAGCTTGAGCCACCAAGAGCATCTGTTCCGATTGCAACATTATGGGTTTCATCAACAAGTGCATCGCCTGCATTTGTTCCGATAAGGGTATTGTTTGCTCCGCTTGTCATCGCAACAGCCGCATTTCTTCCAATGATAACATTTCCGTCAGCACTACCTTGCATATCTCTACCTGCTTGGTGTCCAATGACTGTGTTATTATTACCAGTTAAATTAGTAGTAACATTTCCACCCAAAGAAGCGTAGCCTATAGCGGTGTTAGCTCCTCCTGATGTAACATATTTACCAGCACTAAACCCAATAGCAAGATTAAGATTACTAGCATGATTATTAAGTGCGGCTTGACCTATCGCTATTGAACCATCGGTTGAAGAATCATTATCTGCGTTCATTGCCGCATATCCAATAGCTACACAGCTATCTGCATCTTGAGAAGATGATAGAGCTAATCTACCTATCGCAATGTTCTTATTCCCTGTAGTCAAAGCATCTGCCGCACCTTGACCGACCACTACGTTATCATCTCCCGTAGTAAGTGCCTCTAACGCATTTTTACCGATTGCTACGTTGTTTGTAGCTCCATTTAATGCACCTGACAATGAATTATAACCAACGGCAGTGTTTCCATCACAACCAGCAGTTACCCAAGTACCATTACCAGAATATGCTCCAATAAATACATTTTCATTAGCACCAATATTATTCTGAGTATTAGCACTTCCCATTGCTCTATAACCCATTACAGTATTATACATTCTTGCGGCTGTTCCTCCAACATTAGCCTGAGTACCTACAATAGTATTGCCATCTGAACTTGCGTGATTTATATACTGACCAGCCTCCATTCCAATCACAGTATTAAGGGACTCACCATTATCTGCATTTCTTAATGCTTTATAACCTAATGAAGTGTTATTTGCTCCATCTGTTTGATATAATTGAGATTCATAACCTATAGCAGTATTTGAACCACCAGTTGTCAAGGATTTTAAACTTTGATAACCAATAGCTATTGTTCCGTTTGTGTTGGTAGTTGTACTATCGGCATTACCATAAAAAGCATTTGCTCCTATTGCTACACATTGTGCAATTCCATTAGCAGTTCCATTCATTACTCTCATTGCAGAATCACCTATTGCAACATTCTTGCTTGGGCTTACATTTGCTAACATAGCTTTGTGTCCTATGGCAACATTGTCTGCTCCATCTCCATCTGAATCACCAGTAAGTGCTTGGTAGCCCATAACTGTGTTCCCACCGCCTGTAGTAGTTTGTTCGGCTGTACCAAATCCAACAGCCGTGTTAGATGTTCCAGAGGTTAATGCTCCTAATGCAGATTTACCAATCGCTATTGTTCCTATTTGATTGTTTGCCCCAGTAGCATCCATTGCTTGATACCCAATAGCAATATTACCTTCAATATGATTAGTGCCTGTTAATGTACCTCCCATTAAAGCATCTTCTCCAATCGCTATATTCTGCTTTATTTCTCTATTGGTACTACTTGCTGTTCCGTCTTGTTTAGCCGCACCTAATGCACTATTACCAATAGCAATGTTATGCGACTCATCGTTAGCGGCAGTTGAAAATGTTGCTCTTCCGACTGCTACATTGCTACTTCCCGTTGTTAAGGTTGCAAGCGTAGACCTACCAACTGCTGTGTTAAATGAGCCTGAAGTAATGTCATCAGAACTATATGAGCCAATAGCTGTGTTTTGTTGTCCAGAAGTAAGGTCAGTTAAAGAATTGTATCCTACTCCTACATTGCCATCTGCGGCATCAGTTTGAGTACCAGTTCCTCCAGCTAATTCTCCCACAAATACATTCTGGTCTCCAGCACCATCAGAATCACCTGCATTTTTTCCAAATATTGTATTGCTATCACCACTATCACTATTAGAT